GTGGGGCGCTCTCGGGGTTTCTGATTTTTCGAAACCTTGGAAGTTAACCGGTCCGATGAAGGATACATTCTTCGTCGTTACGGGAAACATGAGTCGCTCCGCTGCTGAACAGCTCGACGTTCCGTTTGCTACAGCTAAGAGCCCCAAGAGGGCTCTGTCGCTTACGCACGCATTGAACGCCCTCGCATTACTGCGAGTTGCTCAGTCTGAGTCACCTGTAGCTGGTATCACAACCTTCACCGACATCCGTCGAGTGATGGGTAAAGCTGGCGTCTTTCGTTAGACGCCCCATCACAACTCTCTCGGGGCTGGCTGCCCCAATCAAGTAAGGAGTCATTTATGTCTCAAATCGCCGATATCACCGTCTTCGACGGTGCTGCAACCCCTGTGTCCCATACGCTCAAGGCAATTTCTGTCACCCGTAATAAAGGTGAAGTCCTTGCTGAGTGGCGAGAAAACACTGCCTCGATTCCTGTCTATGCGCAAGTACGTTGTGCTATGCGCATCAGCAAATCGAAGGCTGGTGTCTATCGTGTTGAGACCAAGGTCGTCGTTCCGGTCATGGAATCTATCTCTGGCCAAAACTCGGCCGGCTACACCGCTGCTCCTAAGGTCGCCTATGAGAACACCAACATTATTGTTGGTTATTATCATGAGCGCTCGGATGCTGCGGGTCGCCGTCTTTGCCGTCAGCTTGCGGTAAACATTGCCGGGAACATCAGCACTTCGGTTACGCCCGTTACAACGGGTCCGCTTCCGGAGTTGTTTGATCTCCTGGTGGCTCCGACCTAATGGAGCACACCGTGTTTAGTGAGCTTGACAGCAATCTCGCTGTCTTGTGTTTCACTGCCGTTGTCCTGTACGTCATCGATCGACTAAGTCGAAAGCGTGGCGTAGGACGTTCGGCCGGTTAACTACCGTAAACACTCCCAACCTTTCCAATTAAGGAGGCTGTTCGCATGAAGCGATGGGATAGCAAGTTAAGCAAGCGGGCAAATGCAGAGATAGTCCGTGACATCTGCACCATACTTCTCAATAATGGAAGTAAGCAGCTCGATGATCTTCGTTACCTTGTCAGCAATGATAGGTATAAGGATCTTATCGAGTATTCACTTGATTATAATGATATTTCTGTAAGCGATGCTATCATCGCACGCCAGGTTCTTGCCTTCTTTCAAAAGAGGCAGGATATCGACGTGGGTGTAGACCGCGAGCAGGTAGCATTTACCAAGTGGCTGGCTGCCGAGTCGGCTTGTGCCGACACGAATAGACGGTTCCGAGCGCATGCTTTTGGGAGGCTTTCTTTCCCTCCTAGACTCGAGGCTATATTGCATATAGCAGCGAGGAAAATAGCAAGCATTCTCGGTGACTGTCCAGACGTGTCGGAAATAAAAGCCCGATTCGGTCCTGGTGCAACGACAAACGTCAAAAGAACAGAAGCGCACCCTGTCACGAAGATCAGGGAAGGCTTCACGTGTAGCGAAGAACTCGTCCGCCACTGTAATACATGGCTAGCTGAGTTTCCGCACTGGGTCGAGCATCACGCGACGCGTGATGACCCAGACGTGGCCCTTGTCCCACTCACAGTTACTGTGAGCCGGCTTGGCTTCGTTCCGAAGAACGCATTGTCCGATCGTAGTGTGGACGTCCAACCTAGCTTGAATATGTTTTTCCAGCTTGGGTATGGCGACTACATGTCTAATCGGCTCCGACGTTTTGGTATAGACATATCTGATCAGACCAGAAATCAAAGGTCTGCTCGGGTAGGGTCTTTAACGGGGGCTTTAGCAACCCTCGACCTAAGTAATGCGTCAGATACAATCGCACGGGAGTTGGTGTACCACCTCCTTCCTGTTGATTGGTTTCTCGTCTTAGATAGTATGCGCACAAAATGCACACATTATCCAAAAAACGATACAACCTATCGTTTAGAGAAATTCTCGGCTATGGGGAATGGTTTTACGTTTCCCCTCGAGACTCTGATCTTCTACTCCCTCGTCTGGGCCGTCCATGAACATCTTGGACTGCCTAGTAAGCGTGTTCTAGCTTACGGTGACGACCTGGTTGTAGAAGTCGGTGCATACGCCGCTTGCTGCGAAATTTTGCAGTTCTGCGGATTTAGCGTGAATCTTGCTAAATCGTATGCAGCGGGACCCTTCCGTGAATCTTGTGGAAAGGATTACTTATCGGGAATCGACATTCGTCCGGTCTATGTGAAAGACCGTCTCACCTGCGCAGACCTGTTTCGAATTCACAATTTCTTTTATAGAAATTTCGAAACTGAGGTCTGTCGCTACATACTCGCTCTGATTCCTGACCATTTGAAGCTATTTGGTCCGGATGGGTACGGCGACGGCCATCTCCTAGGAGAATGGAAGCCGCGAACGCCTAAAAAGCGTCGTACGCACGGGTATGGTGGGTATACCTTTGACACATTTTCGTTCAAGGCTCGGAAGAAATTTGTTCCGGCCCCGGGCGACTATGTATACCCCCTCTACTCCATATACATCCAAACTCCGTTTATCGACCCACCCTGGAAGGGGAATGGGTTGTGGCGAAGAATGAATGATGTGTATGGCAGATTAGTGCAATACTGGTCTGACCGTTCCGCGACGCGGTACGGTAAGAGAGGGGACCTGGAGATTACTCTACCAGG